TTAAAGCCCAAGCCGGGAATTCAACATAGAAACCTGGTCGCCGTTCATTTCTTCTATCCATGTACTATAAACGTCGTACACCATTTGCGCGTTTTCATGCCCCATCTGATTGGCTATAAAAGACGGGTTTGCGCCAGCCGTCAGGAGCCAGCAGGCAAAAGTATGCCGCGTATGGTACGGATTCCTGCGGCGAATGCCAGCGCGTTTTACTGCAGCTTCCCATCTGCTGCCTATACTGCTGTGCGAGTAGCAGGGTTTTTGCTCGCCTTTCCGTCTCCGCGGCATGAAAACAAATCGCAAATTCTGTTCCTCGCTTGAGCCGTATTCCCTGTGGTGAAACGTGATAGTGGATACCGAATGTCCTGCTGTCAGTTCATGCTGCGCTTTCAGCGCGTCCAGGGCAGGGCCGAGCAATTGTATCGTCCGGTTTCCTGCCGCTGTTTTTGGTGGGCCGAACATGCCGTTTGCTGTCAGATTCCGGCAAACGTGTATCACGCCCTTATCCAGATCGACATCTTCCCATGCCAGAGCCGCCAGCTCACCATGCCGCACACCAGAATAGACGGCGAATTTCCACATGTTCTGGCTTTGGCCTCGTTCACTTGCCATGATGGCTGCAAATTCCTCTCTTGTAAGTGGATCAGGCTTAACCCTTGTTTTACGCAGGCTTTTTACGCTCTCAAATGGTTTATGTTGGATAAAATCCGACATGTACGCAAAATTCAGAATAGAGCACAGTAAAGAAACATAATTGTTGACAGTAGAAACTGTTCTGCCTTTTTTATTTTTACGCTTGTTTTTTGAATAGAAGGTTTCTCCTGTTAGCAATTCGTTTCTACAATTAAGAACGTCACTATATCCAATAGCAGTGAGCATAGTGTTTCCGTTCATGATTTTTATTATTGTATCAACCTGGGATTTTGTTTTCTTTAGAGTATTGGCGCTGATTTCAGTTTCTTTAATTTTAAGCCATAGTTCACACAGTTCGTGAAATGTGCTCACCTGTAACGTGGTGTTAATCGCCACTGCCTTTTTGGATGAGGGGAATCGACGCCCGTAATCAAATTCCCCCATGTTTATTTCGCTGGTAATTACCGCTCTTAAATTACCAGCTTTTTTTATGTTTGCGGGGCTTACAATCCACCCCTTTAACACTTCGCGGCAGCGCTTACCTTTATACATAAACCAGACGCATATTCTGTTACCACGAATCTCCACGCCTGTAGGTAGTGTTGCCATTTACGAATCCCGGATAAATTTATTAATTTCCGGATAGTTGTACCAGGTAGTCCCGCGCAAAGTTTTTTCGCCAGAAGGGGAAACTCTTTTGAAGTGAACGCCTTCTATCCAGGCTCCTTGTCGGTAACTTTCAATCTGCCGGGCTCCAAGGCCAGTTCGTGCCATAAGAGCCTTTTCAACCATCCACTCTTCATTAAAAATGATCTGCGCCATATAAACCTCTCTGGCGACATGCCGAGTATAAGCATGCGCGCCGTAGTGGATTGATAATTCGTTATCAGGCGACCTGGCCGGGGAGGGCTCTCAACCGGCGCATGCCGGTCATAGCCGTGGCCACGTAACTCGCTTTACGGTTCACCACCTCCACCCAGACCTTTACTCCTTCAATCTGCACCGTATACGTCTCTTTCATCTGGCTGCGTCCGTAATCGCCGTAACGTTCTACGTGCTTAGCCAGTGCCGCATCGCACGCCTGGCGGCCCAGCGGTGATTGTTTGCTTCGGTTAATCAGTCGCATATTCACCTCACACAAAAACATCGACCGGATCGCCAGCTGCGCGCGCGTTGTCGTTCGCTTCACGGCGGAGGCCGAGAACATAGCCAACGGGATCCCAATTGGACAGAATTGCATTGAGCTCTTTATGGCTGTGCCAGGTTGTCAGGCGCTTTTTAAGCTCGGTGGCGCAGGCGCGCACGTTCGCCCGGGTGGGGCCGGCCGTCTTCATGCACAAGCACAAAGTCATAAGCAGATCCGAATATTCGTCGGCGGCTGCGCGCAATGCTGCCGGGTCGATGCTGGCTTCCAGCTCGGGCAGGCGGTGTTTCAGGCTCATTTGGCACCTCCCTTACGACGAAGAGCCATTCTCAATCTGTTTTTCTCCAGTCTGGCTTTGCGTTGTGCGGGCGTTTCACGTTCGCGAGCGCGCGCATTTGATTCACGATTACGGCGGCGCCTGGCGTTGAGTGATTCGTCTTCGCTTCGTAAATGCATCCGAGGTTCAGCAATTCAAATGGCCAAGTATATGGTCAGCGAAAACGAGATAACGCAACCAGATACCCCACTGGGCCGGGCCAAAAAAATGGTGCAGCAGATGGAATACGGTCATGACGAAAATGACATTGCCCTCCTTTTTGGCTGCAGCGTAAAAACGGTTCAGGCTACCGTGGCGCTACTGGATGCTACGCAGGCCGTCCAGGCGGCGGTTGAGGCTGGAAAAGTCACTGTCACTCAAGCGCGTCAGCTGGTCGATATGCCACCGGAAAAGCAACGGGAAACGGTCAAACAGTTAGAGGCAGCGGCAGAGGGTGTAACTGGCCACGAGAAAGCTCGCCGCCAGCGCGCTGTCCTCGGCGACACAAAGCCTCGTCTCAAATCCCGTAAGGAAATCACCCAGCAACTTCAAACCGCCAGCGGCGAATACGCAGCGGCTTTGCGGTGGGTGCTTGGTGATGAAAACACACCAGTTTAAGCAACAACGGGGTCTCTATGCGTGATTACGGCAAGGTGCATACATCATTTTGGATAAGCGATGGAATGCGCCGGGTATCGGATGATGCCAGGTTGCTGGCGCTGTACCTGCTCACCGGGCAACACACAAACATGATCGGATGCTTCAGGCTGCCTGATGGATACGTTTCGGAAGACCTTGCCTGGACTCCTGAAAGGGTTTCGAAAGGGTTTGATGAGCTATCGGCTAACGGTTTCGCAACGCGTGATTCGTCATCGAAATGGGTGCTAATTCGTAACTTTCTGACCTGGAATTCAGTTGAAAACCCAAACCAGGGAATTGCAGCACTTCGTTTGTTTGATCAGGTCCCGGACAAATCTACGGTGAAGCCAGAGCTGGCGCGGGTTTTAGCCTCGGCAATATCCCACATTGGTATCGCAAAACTAAAGGGTTCCGAAAGGGTTCTCGAACCGTTCCTTAACCAGGAACAGGAGCAGGAACAGGATCAGGATCAGGAAGAAGATAGTTCGGGGCATGGCTCCGCCATACCCCCTGACGATCAGAACCAGGACGAAGGCGATAAACCTGAACCTCAAAAAATATACCCGAATGAGTTCGAGCAGGTCTGGTCGGTTTATCCCAAGCGGGCAGGGGGTAACAGCAAATCCGATGCCTTCAAAGCCTGGAATGCCCGAATCAGGGAGGGAACCACTACGGCGGAAATCTTCGCAGGAGTGGTGCGTTACGTGGCTTTCGTTAAAGCCGAGGGAATCCTCAACACGCAGTACGTGAAACAGGCGAAAACGTTTTTTGGCCCTGGTATGCATTTCAGCGAGCCGTGGGCGATTCAGCAGACGCCAGGCGCACGAGATCCCAATCAGATTTCGGAACCTGACAAAACCATCCCATCGGGATTCAGGGGGTAGCGATGAAAAACATGATTGGCACCGGGAATGCACTGGAACGACTGAAAAAACTCATTCCCCTTGGTGTTCAGCCAAAATTCGGCAGCGTTGATGAATGGCGTGCCTGGCAAGCCGAAGAAGGCCGTAAGCGCTGTGAGGAACTGGAAAAACAAAACCAGCGCGCACGTGCAGAGAAAATCTTTGGACGTGCAGGAATTCAGGATCTGCACCGCGGCTGCACATTCGCGAACTATCAGGTTGAGTCGGATGGCCAGCGTCGGGCGCTCTCGTTGGCGAAAAGTTACGCGCAGCAATTCGGCTCAGGGTTTGCGAGCTTCGTATTCAGCGGAGCGCCAGGCACCGGGAAAAATCATCTGGCGGCGGCAATCGGAAATCACCTGTTGGCGGGTGGCCGCTCTGTACTGGTGGTAACCATTCCTGATCTCATGCTGCGTGTTCGGGAATGTTATGACGGCGGGCAGTCAGAGGCGTCATTGCTGGATGATTTGTGCCATGTGGACCTGCTTATTCTGGATGAAGTGGGTATTCAGCGCGGAAGCAGCGGTGAAAAAGTCATCCTGAATCAGGTTATCGATCGCCGGCTGTCCTCCATGCGACCTGTCGGCATCCTAACCAACCTGAACTATGAATCGCTGAGGGAAACACTGGGCATACGGATCCTTGACCGACTCCAGATGGATGGCGGCATGTGGGTGAATTTTGAATGGGACAGCTATCGCAAAAACGTACGCCATTTGCGCGTCGTTAAGTGAGGTATGTATGGCTAGAGCATTGTCAGCAGTTGAGCGCAGAGAGTACGTCCGCGCAGTGATTCGGATCACCAGACATCAGGGGCGACTCACGACCGCCGAGGCAATGAAAAAACTGGGGCTGAGCCGCGCTACTGTCCAGCGGTATTTTTCCGAAGCAGAAGCGACTGGCGAGGTTGTCCGGCATGGTCGTTTGGGGCTTTTCCGCGATCAGCGGGCCGTCATCGACTTTGACATGAAGCGCTTTGGCCTGGTGCCGAAAGTTGCTGTTGGGATGAATTACAGCCTGCTTGGTTGCCCCGTATTCCAGCGTTTCCTCGATATTCAGGAAGTCATTTTTACCTGTACGCCTGCATCGTCATCCCGGGAGGCCGTATGACAATCGTAAAAACCCATACCGGCACCGTGCTCACCAAAGACGGTCCGCAGGTAAAAAAACTGCACCAGACAGAGCGGATGTGGGTCGTTGGCAAAAACGAGTTTTACCGCAAAGAAACCGGGCGCCGTCACTTTGCAGAAAATACGCGCCGCCGGCTGCTGCTGGACACCATCAAGCCTATCGGGGTGAAGCATGTTTAAACAGAACGAAAAATGTATCGCTCAAATTGCTGAGTATATCCCGCGCGCCTGCCGGAGTATGCAGCTGCAGGAGGCCAAAGCGCGCCTGGAGAAAAAAATTGCGCTCTATATCGATGACGGCTGTGATGCTGCCGTTCTTAATGCGGCCTTTGCGCCAGCTCTTAACCGCCATACGAGGGAGTCTTTTTTTTCGTGCATCGCAGCGCAGCTGTATGAGGGGGCCAAATGAGCAACTCACTGCAAATTTTCTGCATTAAGGATACCGAAGGATACTGGACTGAAGGTGAAATGTATCCGGCCCGTGTAGTTGCTGGTGGATTTGTCCAGGTAGGCGACGATGACGATCCCAGTGGCGAAGGCTGGAGCGCTGCACCAATGGAATATCGGGAAGATGGCTCGATCGTTTATCAGGTCGGCGGTATTGAGGGGGATGTGTTATTCGAGGAGGCCAGCCATGACTGATATCACCGAGCTGGCGCAACTGCGTGGCCGTACTGTCGACTATCCGTATTACCTGGTTGAGTGCGACTGTGGAAAAATTTATCCCAGCAGTGAATTGAGTGGTGGCGAACCTATGGGCGACTCTGGTGATTATTCAGATTGCTATTGTCCGCACTGTGGTGAAGGCGAAGAGCATTTTGCGGAATGCGCAGACCCAGAAACTGCGTGGAAAGCGCAGCAAGACAAGATTGATGCGCTGGTAGAGGCGCTGGAGAAGGCGCAGCAGCGCAACGCAGAACTTGAAGCGCAAAACGAATATATCCGTAAGCGCTATCAGCAGCTCGATCTGCTGATCGGGAAAAATATCCTGGTTATGCAGGCTGCAATCATCGAATGGCAGGTCACTGGCGATGCTAAAAACGGGCTGGCGTGGATTTATAACACGCTCTTCGGGCCAGGCGAATTGCCTGATGAAGCGGAGAAAGACGCACAGGCATATTTCGACCGCAAATATGCTCCGCTCGATGAAGAGCTTATGGCGCTTCACAAGTGGTTTTGGGAACAAAGCGAGGCTGAACGTGCCGCCGCTGGCATCAAGGTGGAGGCTGAGTGATGGTCATCTCACCAATAACGCTGAAAGCGGCGCAGGCATTTATCGCACAACATCATCGGCACAATAAACCGCCACGCGGCCACAAATTCAGTATCGGGCTGAAAAATGCCGAGGGCGAACTAATTGGCGTTGCGACGGCCGGTCGCCCGGTAGCACGTCACTTTGACGACGGTCTGACAATTGAGGTCAATCGCACCTGCACCACTGGCGAGCGTAACGCTAATAGCGTCCTGTACGGCGCGGTATGGCGCGCTGCCCGCGCAATGGGGTATCACCGCTGCATCACATATACCCAGGCTGATGAGTCCGGCGCGTCACTGCGCGCCGCTGGTTTTGTGCGCGTCAAAGAGTTACCGGCTCGGCCTGGCTGGTCTGCCTCAAGCGTGGCATTGAAAGACAAGCGCGACCCGGTTGGAAATGGTGGCGTTCACCGCGTGCTCTGGGAAATTCGTAGCGCCGCTGGCATCAAGGTGGAGGTGAAATAGTGGACTCTTCACTGGAATACGCATGCAAACGCCTGCAGGAACTGGAAAGCCTACTGCTGGTGGATGTGCCTGAAACAGTATAGCCAGCGGAAGTCAGGATGGTATTCGCTCAGATTGAAAAAGCCGGGACACTCCCGGCGCACCACCAGCGCCGACTGCAGCACCATATCAACCGTATGTGGCTGGAAAAAATGCCGGAAAGCGAGACGTTTCTCGCGGCGAGCGAACCCAACCCGATTGCTTCTGAACAGCTGGGGATAGTATTCACGTCTATAAAACCTAAGGTTTGAAACACTATTGTGATATAAATTATGCCGCTGAGTCTTTTCCAACCGCAAGAAAAGGTTCTTGGTTTAATGCTGTGAAAGATGCCTCATTATTTAGCAGACGAATGAAATATAGTTTCTGCTTTTGAGATGATAATTCTATCAATCCAGCTTGGTTAATTATTATATTCCTTCCAAGAATCGGGAAGTTTTGAATTAATGTCTGAATGTTGGCTATGTTAATAGTTCCATTCTGTATTAGTGGACTGTTTGCTGTGGTAGCAAGTCTGCGCATGAAGTTTCTATTTCGATGCATGTCATTAAAAATGTCTGCAGGGTTCGGATGATTTGATACGTCCAGGATGTTCAGTGCTATTATATGAGGGGTTGCATTTGCCGCTAAATTGTTTATGACTTGTTCAAGGCCATATGCTCTTTCAAGTAAGTTGATGTTTAGTGCATAATACTTGTTGTTAAAGTAAAAGAAATCCACATTCCCATTTATGTCAATGCTGTCATGGGTGACCTCATCAAGGGTTCTACCATTCGCAGAGAAATATGACAATTTTGTTTTTTTATGTAGTGCGATTGGATATTTGTGTTGGTAAACAACAACTCCGTTACCTTGACCATCACAAAGATAATAAACTATTCCTTTAACGTTTGATAGATTTTGCTGGGCAAAGTCAAAGTCAGTGGGTGTATTATTAACTCCAAAGCCAAGCACGTCCGCCATCTTTGCTAGAGCAGGTGGAAGATGGTTTATTACTTGGTGATCATATTCATGCACCTGCTTATCTCTACTTAGCAGAGAAGAAACTAACGGCAAGGCGTTTTGTCCAGTGTTTGGGTCAACAACATCACGCTTAAGTGATCGACTGAAAGACTGTGTTAATTTCTGTTCTGCACCTGGTTCTAGAGCTACTCTGAAAATATCTAGTTGCCCTTGGTGTTCTGCAACAAAATAAGCCTCGCCGGAGAGTTGGGCTGAATTTAATATATTATTTATTGCTGTGAACATTTCATCCTCGATTATTGAGTAATTTTAGCAAGACATGTATTGTTATCTAGTTTGATATATTTTATTCTGCTGTTTTTATCGATTTCACCATGGCAAATTATTACAAATTCTTTGGTTCCTCTATCATTTATATTAGCTTTGAAAATTCTAAATCCAAGCAATGCTAACGATGGGTTAGAATAAAAGCGATTTGTTTTTACATAAATCATTCCTATAGCTATTATCATGATCAAAAGATTCAGCATGGTCCTCTTGCTGTTCACATCAGTAAATACCAAAGGCATAACATAGGTAGTTAAAAATTCAAGATGCTCATGACTTTCATTTCTAACATCAGAAACAGTGCACGCTACTGACCAACCAGAGTTAAAGGAAAATAATAAATATAGGAAAATTAAAACACCTGCAACTATCATTGCAAAGCTGGAAATAAAAACTATATTTTTTGGCGAGATACTTGAAATTAATATCCCTGTATCTTTGTTGTCCAGATATGTTGATATACTTACAAAAAGACTCTTGTCATATGACATTATAAAAAGTGATACAAATAATAGCCATAGTGACAATATATATAATGCATACTTTAAACCTGTTCTTTTTTTCATGGCTTACATCTCTTAGGTTAATATACATCTTAGCATCGCTAAAGTTGTACTTTTCGTGTAGTTACACACTGCGAACAACTCATTGGCAATCCACAGATACGTAAAGAGATGGATTGGGTTTGTAGCAAGATTGTTTCTGGCACGCTACCGCCACAGACGCATATCAGTGAGTCTGATGGTAGTTGAAACACAAGGTTGGCTTGATGATTTTACAACCTTTCAAACGTCAAAATCCAGCCCCAAAGCCCTTTACCACTCTCCAATTGGCACTGGTTTAATGTACAGTATTTTCTTTGGGGTTTAAACTCATAATTAGCTTACTCCACAGAAGATCAAGGGTGGCGCGTATTACTGTCGTACGTGTGGTTGGAAAAAATCAAAATTAGTGATGTGACACATTGCGATAAGTTAAATTTTCCAAGGATAACTCTCCAACCTGAAAACACTATACGCGCGGATTCTCCTTCTAAATGCTGAAAATTTGGATGATAAACAATGGACTAGGATTCCCAAAAGTGCTCTTACGAAGTTTACCATTTTCCTATGCAGATATACTGTATAAAAGCACAGAATTCGCAAAGGAGGCCGCCATGAAAGTTGAATTAACCATTGATCTCACAAAGAAACTTCCAGACGGAGCAATGTCAGCGCTGCAAAAAAAACTACTAACAAGATCCGGAATCAGTTCGAGGATTGCAGTCTGGTTGTTCGCCGTGCTGGTTCGGATGGTTTAAGCGTTTTTGGTGGGGCAAAGGAAGCGAAGAAGACAAGCGGCTGAGCATGCCGATGTTCGCCGAGGTTGTGATGCGTTAGCAGGCCGGACACCTTCGGGATTATTTCGTGGAGCGCGTCCGCTACTAAAGTTAAAACGTTGAGCTACCTTAAGCTGCGGGCCCGCGCTACATTAATATGGCTGAGCAGTACTCTAAGAAGTGATTAAACAAGGAGAAAAAATGGTTCAGGTCTTGCTTATCGGCGGCAATCGTGACGGTGAAATAGAAGAGCGAGAGTTCCAACGTGATGGTGTTATTGTAGATTATACTCCCACCATTGTAAGTTCTCGTTCACCGCATACAGAAGTTCGCAGTGCTCCTCGATACATAATGGATTTAATGAGGATTGATGGAAAATACTATGCTTTTGCAAGCTGTAAAAGCATAGAAGGGTTTGAGATAGAACGTTTAATAAAGGCATCAAATCTTAAACCAATGTAATTATAATCATCGACCGCATATAACCCGCTTGGTGCGGGTTTTTCTCGCCTATGCTTATTTTTCATTTATCCCCGGGACGGGCGATAATTATCTCGTCAGCCTGAGCAACTGACGCTAATGACCGGCGTCAAGTTGGGGACATATGATGCACAAAAACTTAAGCAATGACTGTGACCGATGGCTTCAGTCACCGGCTATGTTCTTCATTCATCGTTTTATCTCTCTTGAGATAAAGAGTGAACTTCCCTCAAGAAGGCATAAGGTTGCATAACGGAAATTTCGCAGCTATGGTTCAGCACCTGAAGCTGTTTCTTTCCAATGATGTTACCTCCCGACTGATTCTCCAATCGTGACATGAAATATGCCAGGGAAATATTATCTATGGGCTATCTTAACGCTGTGCCACCCCATTATCCCCTCCAAGTATTCCCAAGAATTATTACCACACTCAAGGGGGCAAAAGAAGCCCATTTGGCTGAGAATGTCCTTGAAATGGCGCTTTCCTATGAGAACAACACTTAAGGGTGTATTATAATCCGATAACTGACCATTTGGTGGTGTTAGATATGGATGATGGTTCGGTTCAGACTGCCATTTTATATAATGCTGTCCATATCAACTTAACAATATTGAAAAAGGAGTTCTGTAATGAGTATGAATTTGATAAAACTTGCAAGGAAACTAGTGACCTTACAAATTTCTGCAGATGAATTCGAAACCCATTTTTTCAATATGTGGCGAAATGAAGGGAGAACTGGCCAGCTTACACAAGATAGTAAGGATATTGGAGAGTGTGCGGCTGAACTTTTTATTCTTGCTGATTGTTATACATCGGATTCCGTGAGAAGAGAGAGCGAGTTGGATTCAGATGGTTTGCACAAGGAGGTTAAAGCTACTCTTGCGAAGTATCAACTCCTGTAACTTTTCCAATTGGCTCTGAGATAAAGCATTGATTTTGAAAGTATGGTATATGCTATCGGAGCCTGAACAACTCCGGTGACCGTTGCGCTCTACATGCAGCACTTTAGCTTTCAGGAAATGACGCGTGCGACAACAACTTCCACGACCATCTCTTAAGTTCCACTTCCACCTTACCTGTGATAAGGGGTCGCTTTCGTCCTAGCACACACTATCAGGAGGAGGCCAGACAGTACATCAGAAGTTCCACCTAATTATCCAAACCTGCACCGGTGTTTATTAACACTTGTTCCTTGTCATTAAACATTACTCATCTTTTGTCAGAAGGGCGGTGCAATATGTCATGTGGATATTTCAAAATAATTTGGATTTTAATGCTGCTAAACCTTCGGTTACTTTAACTAAATATCATATTTTGCTATTTTATCACTGCATTGATCAAATAGGGACTTGTACAACACACAAAATATGCCTTTGGCCAACGTGCAAAGCTTTTACCTCCGTCAACCGGTAAAAATAAACAAAAGCACCAAAGTTTCGATTTTGATTATCTCCTTTGAAAATAGTGGCTTGTAGGACGATCTTCATCTGCCATCATATCTTCCGCTACCGTGAAATTTTCACATGTAAGTGATTTAACATAATTTATACTGTATAAAAACACAGTATATGGTTTGCTTCCGGGAGGTAGGGATGCGCAATGAGAGTAATGAGTACTACGATCTGGTTAAACGTTCTACAGGTGAAGTTGTTGGCAGCATCAGGGCAGCAGGCCGGGTTCTGGTATACACGGCAAATGGTGTTACTTCTATGCGACCACTGCTTGAGGACGAGGGAGTATTTAATCTCAACGCAATGACCAGTTTTCTTCATCGCCTCGGCTACCGGGTTATCCCGCCTTCTGATAATATGAAATCAACGGCCTGAACAACCGTTGACCTACTGCGCCACGGAGAGAAACCATGGCGCAATTGCACTTAATAAAGCAGTCACAAGGTTTACTGATCCCTGCCACGCAGGAGACCAGCGATTTCTTGCAATCAAAATGCAAGCTCGGCGCCGTTCTGGAGGCCGACTTTAAGCTTGTCCGCAATCCGGCGTTTCACCGCCGTTACTTTGCTTTACTCAATCTCGGCTTTGAATATTGGGAACCTACCGGCGGGGCGATTTCGTCTAACGAGCGCAGGCTTATCACAGGTTACGCCAAATACCTTGCTGCATATGGCGGGAGTGAATCGGCGTTACTTGATGCCGCCGGGCAATATCTCGACCGAATAGCCGAAAAGCGATCCGGCTATATCAGTATTTGCAAATCCTTCGATGCTTACCGGGCGTGGGTCATCGTTGAAGCCGGCCACTATGACGCCATACAGCTGCCGGATGGCACACTGAAAAAACACCCTCGCAGCATTTCTTTCGCAAGCATGGACGAACGCGAGTTCCAGGAACTCTACAAAGCATCGCTGGATGTTCTCTGGCGGTGGATCCTCTCTCGTTCGTTCAACAGCCTGCAGGAAGCTGAGAACGCCGCTAACCAGCTTTTAAGCTTTGCGGGGTGATGCCGATGAAACGCTCATGGTTTCACCATCTCGAATGCACAACGCAGCAGGCCGACGAACTGATGGCTAGATATCGCCAGCGGGGCGTAAAGGTCGAACGAAGCTTAAACCCTGACTTTATGACATGGACCGTCAGCGCGCAGCTGGTGGAGGACAAAAATCCGCCGCGGCCAGACTCTCGCTGGCGCAACAGGATGTGGGGGTGAGTATGGCGAACCTACGTAAAGCGGCCCGGGGCCGCGAATGCGCAGTACGTATTCCCGGGCACTGTAATGGCAATCCGGAAACCAGCGTACTGGCGCATTACCGTCTGGCGGGAACGTGTGGTACCGGGTGCAAACCCGATGACACCCAAGCTGCAATAGCCTGCAGCGGGTGTCATGACCTGATCGACGGCAGAAAAAAAACCACCGATTACACCCACGATGAATTACGCCTGATGCATGCAGAAGGTGTGTTCCGAACACTCGAAATATGGCGGCGAGAGGGGTTCATAAAGTCATGACAACTGATACCGAAAAAGAACTGAGTAACGTCGTTGCGTTCCCTGAAAGGAGAGAGGATCTACGCGAGGAGCTGGCGATGCGCCGGGAAGACGGTGGGAAAATTTATTGTCACCACGAATCTCTTTGGGTCGATGAGAAAGAGAGAACTCTCCGCTGTCGCCGCTGCGATGCGCTTGTCGAGCCTTTCAACTACATCCTGCATCTATGCGAAACCGAAAATCGAGATGTGGAGAACGTGAAATATCTTCGCCGGGAAGAAAAACAACGCCGCCAGAACATCGAAAAGCTGATTCAGATAGAGAAAAACGCAAAATCCAGGATCCGTCGTGCAGGTAATAAAACACCGTTACCCCTGTGGCAAAACGAGAGAGTCGATGAGTGAAACCTGAATTTATCGAAGCAATCCGCCAGCGCTGGCAACGTTTGAACCTCATCCGTTATCGGGGCTCGTTCCCGGTGGCATATCGCATCCTCAGAAACCAAATCCGTAATCAGAAAGCAGGGGAAAATTCATGAAAAACTTATCCTACATTCGCCAGCAACTGATAGTGGCCACTGCCGATCTGAGCGGAGCGACAAAAGGGCAGCTCATGGCCTGGCTGGAGAATGCTCAGTTCGACACGAACACATTCCCACGCAAAAAAAAACGCATCTGGGATGAGGAAACGGAAAAATGGATAACGCTGAACAACCCTCCGATCCCCGGAAAGCAATCACACGCCAAAGGCTCACACATCCCACTGGTGCAGCCAGTCGAATACTCTACGGCCTCATGGCGTCGGGCGCTGCTGTCGCTTGATGAGCATCAAAAGGCCTGGTTGCTGTGGAACTACAGCGAAAACGCTAGGTGGGAATATCAGGAGACAATCACCCGGTGGGCATGGGGGCAATTCAGTCAGCAATTAGCTGGCGCGCGCATTGCAAAGAAAACGGTCGAGCGTCTGCGTCAGCTTATATGGCTGGCGGCCCAGGATGCGAAAGCGGGACTGACCGGGCGCGACCAATATCAGTACGCGGACCTTGCGGCTATGGTGGGTATAACCCCCAAGAACTGGTCGGAAACCTTCACAGAGCGCTGGGAGGCGATGATAGGTATCTTTATCCAACTGGATAGTGAGGCACTTTTGCAGGTTACGCGATCACGTTCACAACAAAAGGCGACAAATTTAGACATAAGACTTGCAAAACTGGATTAAATGCGTCACATTTGAGTCTACTTTGATATGCTGCCTTAATTTTAAGTGGCGGCATGATAAAGAGAAGTGAACATATCGAAGCCCTGGCAGAAATGCTGGGGCTTTGTCGTTTCTGTGAGGTTGAAATGTGGCAGCAAAACGGATAAACCACAACCGGAAGGCAATGCTTCAGAACCCATGTAATGGCGCCGTGCATAAGTACGAAAACATTTTGTCCTCTTAACCTTGCCATTCTCTGTGAGTGGGAAAAGGCAATGGATTACCATCCACATCAAGGAAAAGTTTTATAAATTCCTGATGTTGAGTTTCCCATGCCCCAGAAAGGATATGATTTTTATAGTCAGGTTGGTAAACAATTCCTGCAAGACTGTATCCATCAGGATCGGTAACCAAATCCAAGCATTTCGTTAACTCGTACTCGACAATCTCAGCTGCTTGAACAGGGCTACAGCGAAAACATTCAGATAACGCGCCAGTCAGTAAATGTTGCATACGTGGGAAATGAGTTGCCAATTCATTGTGGAGATATTTTTCTAGGTTTCTTAAATCTTCAATAGGTATTTTATAATACCTAAACGGCACGTAGTCTGGAGCATAGGTAGTTTGCTTGAAACGAGCAATTTCAGAGATTTGACTAAATCCAACCTTACACTTGCTTAAGTTTTCAGCAAATGCGCCAATGTATATCCATCCGTGATCGATTTTCATCTCAGACCCGCTAGAAATATTATTTAAAATATAGAATATCAATAATTTCCACATAAAGTAATTGGATTTTATGTGTTTGAGTCTGATTTTGTATGCTTTTCTTAGAAGGCAAGATAATCAGCAAGCGTATTTTTAGTCATAATTCGACATTGCTTATGTCCAGCCTGGCCACGGGATTTTCTATTTCAGGCTCACGGGAATCATCCTCGACGTGCTTTGTTGATAAATCCAGCCCGTGAAGCCTGACCCCCTTTCAAACAAAGCGCCATCCGTAACTAACGGAGGTGAGAGACCATGAAAATGAATAACCAGAACGAGAATATCGTTACCCATTTCTTTGCGTGGCTGGCTGCTGTTGCCTCGATGCTGGGGATCACTACCCAGGACATGGTTTATATCCTCTTTGGTTTTATCGGCGTGGTGATTTCTCTCGCGTCGTTTGTGCTGGGTCGAATGGATGCGAGGAAAGAGCGCAGCGAAGACAGTAAACGCACGCAACTGCTAGCTGATTATCTACATGGCGCACAGCAGAAGCCCGTACATGAGAGGCCCTCATCGGCGGAAGTCATTACCGAATCAATGAACAGGATAAACAACGATGGCGCAACTGACTAAAAAGGCCGGCGCTGCTGGTGTGGTTTGTTCTGTCGGCGTGATTATCGCAATCGTGCTGAATGCCGGTAACGTTCGGACTAACGAACGAGGACTTGAACTGATTGGTAACGCCGAAGGTTGTCGGCGTGATCCATATGTTTGTCCGGCTGCTGTTCTCACTGATGGCATCGGAAATACTCACGGGGTTAAAACTGGCGTACGCAAAACAGATAAGCAGATCGCCGCCGACTGGGAGAGAAACATCCTGGAGGCTGAGCGGTGTGTGAATACCTATGGCAATGGCCGACAGTTAAGCGACAACACTTTCGCTGCTGTAACGTCCATTACGTTTAACTGTGGGTGTGCAACCATGAAGCAATCCACATTATTTCGATATCTGAAAGCAGGGGAAGCGGTAAAAGCCTGCAGTCAGTTTCCTCGCTGGGTATACGGTGATGGGAAAGTGCTTCCCGGTCTGGTGACTCGCCGCGCAGCAGAGAAACAGCTTTGTCTGGACGGTGTGAAATGAGCCGCTTAGCCACCATTATCAGCGCCGTGGTTATCTGCCTGATTTTTTGCCTCGGGTGGCTGGCAATGCATTACCACAACGCCGCCAGTCAGCAGGAAACCCGAGCAGATGCTGCCGAACAGCAGGTAACCAGCGCTCAGACCATCACCTCAAACGTCCTAACCACCATGACCATCTTCAACTCCATCGCAGAGGCTAACCAGCATGCTAAAGAGCAGATCGCACTGGGCGCATCGGGAGCCTCGGCTGACATCAGGGGTGCTGTTGCGAATGATGATTGCACTAATCGCCCTGTGCCTTCTGGCGCAGTTAAGCGGCTGCAGCAATACGCGAACGGTTTACGTCAAGGTGCCGGTGGTGCCGATACCGTCCAGCCTGACAGCTGAAACCCCGTCGCCGGCAATCCCTGACAATCTGACATGGGGACAAAGCCTGGATTTAAATGTCAGCCTGCTATCGGCGCTGGGCCAGTGCAACCGGGATAAAGCCGACATCAGGAAGGCGGAAAAAGAAAGAGCAGCGCAAGCCGTTATCCCCACTAAGGGATAACAAACCAGTTATACCTACTCAAGGATAAAGCCATGTCAGTACGTGCAAAATTTCAATGTAACAGCATCAATAAATCGCCGGATAACTCTTCGGCTGTCGTCCACCTTATCGCGGTAACGACTGGCAGCACGGAGAACGAAACCTGGTCGAAGTATACCCCCAGCGGTCAACTGCAAATGGTCATCTCTAACCCTGCAGCAGCGGAACAGTTTGAGCTGGGGAAAGAATACTTCATCGATATCACCCTGGCCGAATAAGCATTACAGGAGCCCTTCAATGAGGGGGCTTTGAGAATGCTTTAATAATAAAGATGTGACATAGTCGTATTGGTATCCACTGGAGAATTGATTATGTCAGATTTAGAATATTTTGATTATCTTGTACTTGGTGGTGAACATCACGGTGAAATTCATAATGGCTTGAAAACTCCGAAGCTAGAATTACATTCGAAAAAACAACCATTGCCAAGATTTTATGGCAAAGATGAGCCTGCTGAAGTAACTATTCCGAATGTAGTTACATACCAAGTAGTTGAGCATACGCGAGAAGATAAAAAGCATTTTTTTATAGCATCTAATGAAGACCTGAGTCAGTTTGATGTTGATGCCGAAATTTTGAAGTATGGCCCCGCACCAGTTAACTAGTTAGTGAAACGTTTTCAACCTGTGGCCTCGCGAATGCGAGGCTTTTTTTTGAGGTGCAATTTGGACATCGTGCCTATCACGTTCCGACAGGCCTGCGATTTCGTGCGTCTGTTACACCGCCACAACAAGCCGCCTGCCGGGCATAAATTCAGCATTGGTCTGCTGCATGAGGGGGTGCTGGTGGGGGTCGCTATGGGCGGTCGCCCGGTCGCGCGATTCTTTGATGATGGGCTGACGCTTGAAGTAAACCGTACCTGCACTGATGGAACTAGAAATGCTAACTCGATGCTGTATGGCGCTATGCGGCGAGCAGCATGGGGGATGGGTTATCGTAGGATTGTCACATATACCCAGACAGGTGAATCAGGTGCATCTTTACGCGCCGCCGGCTTTTCACTCGTCAAAACGATGCCAGCGCGCAAAAGTTGGGGGGAATCCAGTATTCAGCGCGGGGCTGGGCGTACTCATGATTTTGGAGGAATCGAGCGCTATTTGTGGGAAATACGACGATAGGCATTACAGGAGGCCTTCACGGAGGGGCTTCGATAATGCCCACACATCGCACAGAGGTAACACATGGCCGAAATCACCGCAGCAGAACAGACACGCCTGAATCTGCTTTCCACCCTGAACTACGACACCGCGGCCGCTGCTAAGGCGATTGCATTCGTACAGGACAGTCCGCTGAAATATCAGCTTTTCATCCAGCAATACAGCCGTGTGACAACTGAAACCGAAGTTGTTGCAAAGACTATCAAAGCGGTTCAAGAGGCGACGGAAGCGCTGGCGCTGTTTGACACCGCTTCCGAGCAGTCCAGCTAAGGCATTACAACAGGCATTCACTGAGTGCCTATGATAATGTCATAGCCTCAATAAATTATGGTCGAGGATCTTATGACAAGCAGAGAAATTGATTTGGAGCAGGCTCTTATCGCAGTGGTTGGAGCTTACCGAAATGCTGGTGGTGACGTAGAGAAGTTAAAACTTGATGCCCAAGGCCTAATTTTAGGGCACAGTGAATATCGCATAGTAGAACACCCAAATGTAACACAAGCTTGTAATGAAATAGAAAGTGCGGTGAACTTCAAAAAGTAATTTTCTCGTTTTTTTTCAGAGCCCCACCTTGGCGGGGCTTTTTTATTTGAGATGTATATTGGAAATAGTGGCGATTACTTATTTTCAACTTTTTTTACTAGAACTGGATTAAAACCATGCGCTTTCAAATAAGCGAATGCTTCTTCTTCTGTTTCAAAAGTTACTCCTTCAAGTGATGTACCGTCAGGGCATTCTGTCATCGGTTTGTCTGTCCACGGATTCATAACTGTAAAACTCATACAACTCTCCTTTTCGTGAGTCATGTTTTCGCTCATCAGAGATACAATTAGTGGGATGAAGGCTTCTGGTGTGAGACATCAATATCTATCAAAGACTAAATAAAGTAAAGAGGAACCTATGGCAAAACCGGACTGGGGCGAGCTTCAGCAACGGTTCCTGTCCGATCATGCCGCAACCGGCGTATCACCGAAAGATTGGTGTGAAGCGCAGGGACTGAACTACGCTACCGCCCGTCGATATATCAAAAAGCCTTCTGCGCAAACTGCGCAAAAAACTGCGCAGAAGAAATTGCGCACTGCGCAGAAGGAAAAGTGCACAGAAGAGCTGGTGGATAGCAAACTGAGTCCAAAGGTAAAGCGCTTCATTGCCGAATACCTCAAGGACCAGAACGCCACGGCAGCCGCTGAGCGCGCTGGCTATAGCGACCCAAACTACGGGCGGCAACTCCTAACGAATCCTAACGTTGCGCAGGCCATTGAGCAGCAGCAGAAAGCGTCCATTGTGCGCACACTGGGCAGCGCCGATGAAGTGCTCGAACAGATGTGGCAGCTTGCCACCTTCGATGCCAATCACCTTTCACAATATCGCCGCGGAAGTTGTCGTTACTGCTGGGGCTTCGGTCACCAGTATCAATGGCGCGATGCTGTCGAGTATGAAGAGAAGCGACTTGAAGCGCTTGAGCGTAAACGTCGCGAGCCTTTGGACGATGGCGGCTATGGTTACGACCACACCAGCGCGCCTAATCCTGAATGCCCCCGTTGCAATGGCGACGGTGATCGATAACGCCGCTCGGTTCCTGCTGAAAGGCTGGGAGGGAGTAGGTCAGTTAGTCGACGGCATAGAGGTTGCTCTCGACTACACCCCAGAACTTGGGGCCGCCATGCTGAAACAGCACCCGGCGCTATACTGGCTGATACTGGCTGAGGCGGCAAACATTGCTCAGGGTAAGGAGCAGCAGACTCAGGAAACCGTAAAAAAGCCATAGAGGCCCAAAAGTGGCTAAAGGATTTCGCTGGCGAGCAGGGCGAGAAAGCAAAGTGGCGCAGGGAGAAGCTAAATCTCCCACCCATTCCAGAGCCTGAAATCGATGCGGTCACTGGGGAGATCCTCAACGCTTACGCCATGATATCGCGCGGCAGGAAGTATGCCGGCATGGCCGGAGTGCCGCTCCCTCTATCCCTGAATGATATTGAGCTTTACCTGGCATCGCGCACCATCCTGATCGACCGCATTGAGTTTGACGCAGCAATACTGGCCCTCGATGATGCCTGGAGAGTTGAGTGGGCTGAAGAGCAGAAAAGACAGGCAAAAGTGAAGTAGTCATATCATTGTCCCTACCTTTTCCTGTGCTAACCTGTGAGCAAATGTTAATGATGAGGATAGGGATGTGAAAAGGGCTTTGGTGGTCGGGCTTGGTTTAATGGCATTGTTGGGCTGCGATGACAAGTTTCAAATATCAAAACTACTCCCCCCTAAAGACCCACCTTCAATTGCTGAGATGATAGCTACGGGGAAAGAGGAAATAACGTCGGAATGTAAAAAAGGCGATGTTTCCTTTAACTGTGAATTCCTCACTGGCGATTTAACCGGGACGGGAAAGTGGCATCATACCAAGCTGTACCTGCATAACAACGGGATGGTAGATATGATTATTGACGGCAAGGCTTACTATCAAAGCGATATCAGCAGTAACACCTTTGCGGGTCAGGAGACAACTACCTTCACAATGAAAGGCGTTGGTGGCGACAATGGTGAAGTAAATATCGTTAGATCCAATGAAGGGAAATCCTTAAATTTTGAAGCCTATAACAAAGATGACAAACGGTTTGTTATGGGAGGCGTTAAATTGCAGTAACTCAATCGAGGGATGAAGATAGCCTTCACTGATTATCATTTTTTAAGTATTTCCTAACCCGCTTTATCGGCGGGTTTTTTATTGCCCGGAGATAAGGTAAATGGCAGAACAAGAATCACGGCTAGCGATACGCCTGGACAGCTCCGGGGCAGAGAAGCAGGCTGACAGCCTTACTGTTGCGCTTGATAAGATGACTCAGTCTGGTGATAAGGCCGTAACCAGCATATTCAAAGTGACAAAAGCGACTGACGATGAAAAAGATGCTCTCAATAAATTACGAGCAGCCATTGATCCGGTTGGTGCTGCAATTGATACAGTCGGTCGCCGCTATAGTGAGCTAAAAAAATACTTCGATAAGGGTCTAATTGACGAGGAAGAGTTTCGTTCGCTGTCTAAGATGCTGAATGACACCACTGAGGAACTAAGTGGTGTTGCACAAGCTCAACGAGAAGCAGAGAAGGCCAGCAAACTGGCTGCTGTGCAGCAGGAGGCGCAGGCTGATGCATTCCAGAGAATGCTCGATAAAATCGACCCTCTGGCAGCTGCTCTTCGCAATCTTGAACAACAACAAAGTGAACTGAATACTGCCTTTAAATCGGGCGCAATTAATACTTCCCAATATGATGCATACAGCAAAAAACTTCAGGAGACTCGTCGGGAAGTCACTGGCGAAGCACAAGCCGAGCGCGAGGCTGTAAAAGCACATGATGAGCAGGTAAATGCACTGCGTCGTCTTGAGGCCCAAATAGATCCCGTAGGTGAAGCATTCCGTCGCCTTAACGAGCAGCAGCGCCAGCTGGATACAGCTAAAACATCCGGGATGCTGTCGCCCCTGGCTTACGATCGCCTCAACAGTAAACTTGCAGAATCCCGCGATGCTCTGGAGAAAACCCAGGCGCAATTGGGTAAAACAAGCCAATCTGCAGCTCAGACTGCCAACGCTATGCGCATGATCCCTGCTCAGATGACCGATATCGTTGTCGGTCTTTCTACCGGGCAGTCACCGTTTATGGTTCTTATGCAGCAGGGCGGTCAGCTCAAAGATATGTTTGGCGGCATTGGGCCAGCGATTAAGGGCGTTGGCACATATGTCATGGGTCTGGTTAATCCCTATAGCGTAGCAGCTGCTTCAGTTGGGTTGCTAACTTATGCCGTCTATCAGAACCGACAGGAAATTGATGCTGCGACAAAAATAGCCACAACGTCTCTTGGCGCTAACGGAGATGCTGCAGAACGGCTGGCGCTTAATATGGTTGCCATATCTGACAAGACTGGTCAGGCGATTGATGAAGTCAGTAGTATGTTTATAACGACTAATGATGGTGCGAGCGAAGCAATAAATAAGCTTATCGACGTTGGTTTTAGTTATGACGAGGCAAGGACAAAGGTAGCCCAATACAAGGACTCTGCTAATTTCACCGCCTTGAATGCTGATATTGATAAGCATCGACGGGAGATCCTGAAAATAGGTGATTCGTGGACAGCTGCAGCTATTGAGGTCAAAAATTATTACACAGCAGCGGATAAGGGTAGGCAAAACGTAGCGCTTGGTGGCGCAATTGACCCTACGATGAGGTTTATCGGCCAGGCATTAGATCTGCAAACCACGATGAACACACTTACCATTGAAGGTAATAAGGCGGTAAAAAATTCCGTTGACTGGATTAATAAGGAGTATCTGGCGGCAGACAGGGTTGCCGGTGCAGAAGCTCGGTTAAAGGAGGCAAGAGCACAGTCCAGAAAAATTGCTTTCTCAGGAAATAAAGAAGCAATCGAACAGGCCAATGCGCTAATTGCTGTAAGAGAAAAGGAACTTGAGCAGGCCAAAAAAGCTGGGCAGCCTAAGACCCACAAAGAAAAAGCCTATACAGAGGACGCATCAACCCGGCTGCTTGATCAGATAAACCAGCAGACTGCTGCCATGCAGTCCCAGCTGGATGCCAGTGACAAGCTTAATAGCGCGACACAGGCTCGGATCAAGTTCGAGCAGCAGATTGCTGACCTCAAATCTAAAACGCAGCTCACCGCTGACCAGAAGTCGATCCTTTCCCGTTCAGATGAAATCCTCCAGGCGTATAAGCAGCAGGAGGCACTGCAAAATTCCGTAAAAACCCTGGACGATTATCGGAAGATGCAGGAACAGGTAAAGACGAAGGATGAGCGGACCAACGATCTGCTTAAAACCCGTCTTGAACTGCTGGAGAAGGCCAAAGCAACCGGGCAACTAAAACCCGGTGAATATGAAAAAACGCGGGCAGATATTTATCAAAACACCGATATGCAACTGCCCTCGACGGTTCGTAATGTTGTAGGAAACCTGACACCCACAGGAGGGCGACTCTCAGGAACTTTTGAGGGGATGCAGGGGCAAATCAACGAATATGACCAGGCTCAGCAAGAGCTCCAGCGCTGGCTGGCAGCTCAGGAGGAAGCTTATGCGAAGGCCGGTGAAATAACTGCCGAGGGTGAGGCCAGAATGACCTCTATTCGTCAGCGTGCAGCGGATGCAAATCAGGTCATAGAAGCTCAGAAAAACACCATCATATCTGCGGCCACGCAGTCCTTGTTTGATAGCACCGCTGAAATCATGCGAACGGGGTTTGGTGAGCAATCGGCAATCTACAAGGTCGCTTTTGCTGCGAGCAAGGCATTCGCTATCGCGGACTCAATGGTGAAAATCCAGCAGGCTATAGCAAGCGGTGCAGTTAGCGCGCCTTATCCGGCCAACATCATCGCTATGGCCTCAATCGCTGCGCAGACTGCCAGTATCGTCTCAAATATCCAGGCTGTTTCAGGTGTTGGCTTCGCCTCCGGCGGTTACACAGGCCCCGGTGGTAAGTATCAGCCAGCGGGTATTGTTCACAAAGGAGAGTACGTCTTCGACCAGGCATCAACGAACCGGATCGGCGTGTCTCAGCTTGAGGCACTTCGAAATGGCCAACCGCTTGATGCAACTCTGGGGCGTACAGGGTTTGGTACTGGTGTTCAGAACGTTAACAGCGATAACCGTAGGCAAACAACTGTACACGCGCCGATTAATCAGGAGTTTCATCTCCAGGGTATTACTCCGGAGCAGTTGAGCGCTACACTCAATCAGAATAATCGACAGCTTTCCAGGCAGTTAAAAGGTGAACTCACAAAGGAGGTTACCATGCCACAAGGAGCTTTTGGCAACGCTCTAAAAGGAAACTATACACGACACGGTCCTAGGTAAGCTAAACTGCATTAGCTGAGACTTGATTAGGTAGGTAAGTCTAACAATCTGAGTAGGTGCAAGAAAACACAAGGATCTTATTAATGGAAGCGTTGTTAACATTTACATTTAAAGACTTCATAGCTTTTATGATTCCTCTTTTTATTGGCGGACTTATCTTCAATAGGAGACGTAAAAGTAAGGAGGTCCGAGTGAAGTTTTCATTTCTTTGGCTTGTTTTGATAGTCGGTGGAATTCTTGAAATATGCGATGACATCTACACAACTTATTCCTATAGGCATAATCACTTATATAATAATGATACGCTTACAACCGTGTTTAACTATGATTTTGCAAAAATTGTTTTTTGTGGGGTTTTGATCTTTGTTTCTATTGCGCTTCTTCTTCAGGAGTTGCTTTTAAACAAGCAGTCACATTGACGTATATTGCCTGTCGGCACATCGCCCTTTTTTATTTTGATGTGGGGCTGTGCCGAAACAATGTAAGCTCACATTAAAGTCAATAAAATTAATATATTGATAATGCTGTTTTTTCTCTTGAGATGAGTTGGTAAATATATCTCCTTGTGTGTTTGTGTCGATTTAATAAGATTTTTATCTCCGTTAATCTGAACCAAAAATCAGAGATTTCTTCGATTCCATCGTGCTTTATTCTGAAATGAATACCCTCCTGAGGTTAATGGTGAAATTTTATTCGAGATACTTTACCGGGAGACTGCATGACTGATATCTACTACCCACATGAAAGCCTCCCTTTGCCATTACAGGAAGGATACGGATTTCAGCCTGTAAGCCCGTTAAAACGAACCCAGTTAACCACCGGTCGCGCGAGGCAAAGGCGGTCTTTTACGTCCACGCCGACGCAGGCCAGCATCACCTGGTTTATGGAAACCGATGCGCAGGGCCTGGCGTTTGAGTCCTGGTTCCGTGATGCGTTATCTGACGGGGCAGCGTGGTTCATGATGAAGCTGCAGACGCCGGCGGGCATTAAGTTTTACAAATGCCGCTTCACAGATATTTATCAGGGACCGGTGCTGGTGGCCCCGATTTACTGGAAGTACACGGCAACGCTTGAATTATGGGAGCGCCCCCTTGCTCCTGCCCCATGGGGTAATTACCCGGAATGGATCGTCGGCAGCTCACTGCTGGATATTGCGCTGAATAAGGAGTGGCCGAAGCATGACGCAGATTAAACGCCTCTACGCCAGCAGCGGGCCGGAGGTGATCATTGAAACGCTGCAGATCACCGTTGGCTCAGATATTCACTACCTGTGTCAGGGCTACGAGGATATTACGGCGACGACGGAGAACGGTGATACCGTAACGTTTACCGCCTGTGCGATAGACATTGCGCTGCCGGCGCGCAATGCGGACGGCACGCAGGACCTCAAATTTGCCCTGTGCAATATCGATGGTGATGTGTCCACGGCGATCCGCTATGCCCTGGCTAACAGATTGCCTGCATGGCTGACGTACCGGAGTTATATCTCTACGGATTTAGCAGCGCCTGCGGCAGTGCCGTATACGCTGAAAATCAAGTCGGGCTCCTGGACGGCGACAGAGGTTCAGATCACAGCGGGTTACATGAACATCCTCGATACTGCCTGGCCGCGTTACCGCTACACGCTCCCTGTCTTCCCTGGACTGCGTTATATCAGCTAAGGAATCCATCATGTTTATTCCTGATAAATACCGTTCAGTCACCTGGCTGAAGGGCGGGCGCGTATATCCGCAGCTCGACTGTTTCGGCATTGTGAACGAGATACGCCGCGATCTGAATTTACCCGTCTGGCCCGATTTTGCCGGGGTCACCAAAGACGACGGCGGCCTCGATCGGGAAGCGCGCCGGATGATGCTTACCCTTGAGCGCTGCGAACCCTGCGAAGGGGCCGGGGTGGCCTGTTATTCCGGGTCGACTGTCACCCATGTAGGGATCGTAGTCAGTATCAATGGTCTGTTGCATGTGGCGGAATGCAACCCGGGTACGAACGTCACCTTTCTGCCGTTGCCGCGGTTTAAGCGCCGATTTGTCAAAGTGGAGTTCTGGCAATGACCATTCGTTTTTACCCGTCCCGGCTTCCCGGTGAACCACTCGAAACGCATGAGCATGGTGTTACGAGCATTCGCAGCTGGCTGGTTGCCAATGTCGAAAACTATACCGACCGGGATGTCCCACCGCTGACCGTTGAGGTTGAGGGTCAGTCAATTCCGCCAGGCGAGTGGGCTTCTTGCATAGTCCGCCCTGATAGTGATGTACGGCTTTATCCGGTCCCCTTCGGGCTGGAGGCCGCGACCATTGCGTGGATAGGTGTCGGTATCTCCGTTGCCGCTGCAGCCTATTCGCTTTTTATGATGAGCACCATCGATACGGGCGGCTATACCTCATCCACAGGGCGGAGTCTCGACCTGAACCCGGCGCGGGCCAACACCGCAAAACTCGGTGATGCCATTCGTGAGGTATTTGGCCGGGTGCGTATCTACCCTGATTATGTGGTGCAGTCGGTTACCCGGTTTGATGCCGCCGATCCTACGAAAATGCGCGTCCAGATGCTGCTGTGTCTCGGTGTCGGTGAACTGATTTATACCAATGGCGATATCAGGGTTGGCAGTACGCCAGCTTCAACGCTACCGGGATTCAGCAGCACCCATTACCCGCCAGGCGCGGACATTTCCGGTGATGAGCGCAGCGAAAACTGGGTCAACTCCACCGAAGTGGGCGGGACGTCATCCGGCACCGGGCTGGATATGGCCCAGACGTCGCCGGACGCAGACGACATTATCGCAGACAGCATGACCGTCTCCGGATCGAGCGTGACGTTTACGGGGCTGGATACGGATGATGATGACGATAATGACGAGAACGATAACGCACTGCCGCCCAACTGGGTCGCTGGCGCCGTGGTCGAACTTAAAGCCCCGGCGAACTACCAGATCACCACGGCGGCCGGATACAGCGTTATCGCAAGCCCGCTGCTGACGGAGATCGCGCCGGTAGTAGGTATGCCGGTGACGCTGGGGTTTAACTCTGTCGATTACGATCTGTTTATCGCGTCATATACCCCCGGTCAGGCTGCAGTGCCCGGCACCGGGGGGAGTGCGGCAAAAGTCCAGGCCAGTGCGGCCCCGACCACCTACGATTTTTCGACCAGCTCCAGCACGTTCACGATCACCTGGCAGGGGGTTACCTACCCGGTGTCGCTGGTGGCTAACTACGTCTCGATGTCGGGACTGCTGGCGGCCATCACCGAGGGACTCACCGGCTCCGGCCTGGTTGCGCAGGACAACGGCGGCAGCGTACTGATAACCGAGTCGGCCAGTCCGTTCGCGGGTGGGGAGATCACGTCCTCTTCGCTGCCTGCAGCTGTTTTCGGTGATGCCCCGGTTTACACCTCCGGCACGGCATCAACCGGCGGCAGCCCGGCGGTAACGGCGAATGTGACGCTTGCCTATAACAGCGCCACGGGAACGGCCTTTTCCGGCATGCCGGAGGGGGTGCAACGGCTTTCACTTGCTCACCGCGGGAATGAGTACCGCATTGTCTCTGCCGACGGCACGACGGCGACGGTGGCGCGCCTGGTTAACGGTGCCGTTGATGAGTCATGGCCGGGTTTCACCGCCAGGACGATGATTGACTATGAGGCCACTGGCCTTAACGACACGCTGAGCTGGCTGGGGCCGTTCCTCGTATGCCCTGAAAATGAAGTAGTGGATGCGTTCGAGGTGAATTTCTCCTTCCCGAACGGCATCTGTGGCTTTGACAGTAAGGGCAAAAAACGGATCCGCCACGTGGAGTGGGAGATACAGTATCGCGTCTACGGTTCCGGATCGGGGTGGGTGAGTCACCAGGGCGAGTATGCGCTGAAAAACGTCAACGGGCTGGGATTCACTGAGCGGATCACCCTCAGCTCTCCGGGGCTGGTAGAGGTTCGCTGTCGCCGGCGCAATGAGCAGGGCTCAAACAACGCGCGAGACAGTATGTACTGGCAGGCACTGCGCGGGCGACTGCTGACGCGCCCTTCATCCTATCCCGGCGTGTCGCTGATGGCGGTGACCGTTGAGACGGGCGGGAAGCTGGCGGCGCAGTCGGACCGCCGCGTAAATATTGTGGCCACGCGGGCCTACGACTCAGGAACGGCCAGAACCATTTCGGGAGCGCTGCTGCATGTCGCGAACTCTCTTGGGCTGGAAATGGATGTCGACACCATCAACGCGCTGGAGTCTGCGTACTGGACGCCACGGGGCGAGTATTTCGATTTCGCCACGGGCGACAGTATCTCAGCGCTGGAAATGCTGCAGAAGATAGCCAATGCCGGGAAGTCCCGCTTCCTGTTGAGCGATGGCCTGGCGACGGTAAACAGGGAAGGGATTAAGCCCTGGACTGGCGTGATCACTCCGCATGAGATGGTGGAGGAGCTGCAGAGCGGATTTACCGTACCGTCCGACGATGATTTTGATGGTGTCGACGTGACGTACATCAACGGGACTACCTGGGCAGAGGAGACCGTTAAATGCCGGACGCCTGATAATCCCACGCCGGTGAAAATCGAGAACTACAAACTCGATGGGGTACTGAATCAGGATCACGCCTACCAGATCGGCATGCGTCGCCTGATGAAATACCTGCAGCAGCGGGTGACGTTCCAGACCACTACCGAGCTGGACGCGCTGTGCTACAACACGGGCGATCGCATAGTGCTCACGGATGATATTCCGGGCAACAACACGATTTCCTGTCTGGTGGAGGCGATGACAACGGCGGGTGGCGTGACAACGTTCACCGTCACGGAGCCGCTGGACTGGTCTTTCGAAAATCCCCGCGCGCTGATCCGCTATCAGGATGGCTCTGCATCCGGGCTGATGGTAGCGAGCAGGGTGGGTGATTTTCAGCTGTCAGTCCCGCACCTGAGCGAGTTTGATGATCCCATGCGGGTTGACCTGTCGTCGGCAACCATCGAGCCGATCCGCCTGGTGTTCTGCGGCTCAACGCGCCACGTCTACGACGCCATTGTAGAGGAGATCGCCCCGCAGTCTGACGGAACCTGTCAGGTCACCGCTAAAGAATACCTCGAATCGTTCTACCAGTACGACGACGCCACATACCCCGGCGACGCTGCTTAA